ATACGAGATTCTGGAACTCCTAGTGAACGGTATAGTTTCTTTTGGAAGTACTCGATGTCGCTAAGTTCGCCAAGATTCTGTCCACCTGGCAACGTAGTGATCTCAGTGCCTCTGCCACCTTCTCGTCTTGGTAGCCAGAAGTCTTCGAGCATGGACATGTGTTTTCTATCATCTCTAATTTCTCCTGTTGATGCGTCGTATACTAATTTGTTTCGATAACGGTTCATCACCTCTTTGAGGTATTGTTCCGCTTTTAACTTAGGTAAGTTACCTACGTCAATGTAGAATATTCTACGTTCTGGCGCTCTTGATAGTCTGTATATAACAAGACTATCTTCAATCATTCTCAGTTGATTGAGTGCCTTGATTGATTTGTGTAAGTAAGAAAGAATAGTTTGTTTGTTCCTGTCAACTAAACCTGAGTGACAGAATGTGATAGCGTCTGGTGCTATCCTTACTGGTCTCTGTTTAGTTGCAAAAGGAGTTTGACCAATAGCACCTAGAGCATTTTTACTCTGTGTTGCACTAGGATCATACTGATAATACTCTTCTATCTCAGGAGTTTCTACATCAGCTGGATTATTTGCATTGATCTGTTTGATCGCACCCCTCAGAGTGGGATCAGTTTTTAGTTTTCTTACTAACTTAATCTTAAGTGGGTCAATATATCTAACTTCCTTGAGTCCTTCTTCTGGTTTCTCAATATCAATTACTTTGTGATAGTAAATTCTACCATCAATGTACCAGTTCCTTAGTATCTCATGGCACTTTTTATCAAAGTTTAAAACCTCTTTTACTTTCTTAAACTCTTCTCTAATTAATTCTTTAAGCTTCGCAGATGCTGGAAGATTCTCCAAGTCCACTTGAACTGGAGAATCATTCTGATCCGAAACTATTGCTTCGTTTATTATATCTTCAATGGCAGAATCCACTTCTGGATGCAGTGCCATCTCTCTATATCTTTTTATTAACTCAAATTCTGACTTGAATACACCATCAATGTCAACATATTGACCGTAAAACCCACTCGAAACGTAATAGTCCGATGAGTCCTCATTCGATTGAGGAACAGGAGAGACGACTCCCTTATTCTGCTCGTCGTCTTTCTCTATTTTAAAACCAAATAATTTAGCCATTAACTCACTACTACTGGGCTGTCCCAGTTATTTATCTTATATTATAACACAAGTTTTAGATTATGTCTCTACTGTGCAGATGTGCTTGCACCAGCTCCAGTTCCGTCAACTGTCTGATTTGTCAATAGTGGGTTAGCCTCACCATCAAAAACATCCCACCACTGGACTTGTAGGTCCACTGTGAACTCTTCAATAGAATCTGTTTGATCGTATGAAAGTTCGATTGCACTTACATTAGTTGGGAATGTTCCGTGGAACTTATACTTTCTAAGTATAGGAAGTTTCTGTTGGTTTGTCTGAGAACCACCAAGTCCTTGTGATACAGGAGCTCTACCGATCTGGTTGACATACATATCAGTCTGATAATCAGCTGGTGTTACTTCTCCAGTTGCGTTATCATGTTTGTTGATAGCGTTCATCCATCTCTCAAAAGCATTTCTGATGAGGAAATCGGTGTCGTTAATAACTGTGATTGTCCAGACATCGAATGTTCTATCACCAGCGATCTTAAGATTCCTTCCTCTGAAAGGAACATCAATTACGTTGATGTTAGATGCAGGGAGATTTGCAGCCTTAACTAGGAATCTACCTTTTTCTTCTGCATCTTGTTCTGCTAATCCATTGGGGAAGACTAATTCTACCTCGAACAGATTGGGGCGAGCACCACCACCGACGAGCTTCGATTTAAAGTCATCAATGGTTCTTGTGTCTAATCCAGGCGCATTTCTATTTGCCATTTTTTAAAAGTCCTCTTCGGTGTATTTAGTAAAGTTAGGCGGAACCTACAACTTCATCAAAGCTGATGCCAGTTCTAGTTGCAACGAATGTTAGTCCGATGAAGTTAATAGAACGTGCAGGCTTCACGAAGATGTCTGCCTTAAAGGTATTTGAATCAATAACATCAGGTGTGTTATTGGTCTCATCACAAATGACCACGAAGTCTGAAATACCTCTCTTAGCCTTAACATCACGAAGATATGGTTCAACAATATTCAAGAAGTTTGTTCTTGTAAGATCATCGTTGAATTCAAATAACTGTGATCTTGCAGCCCTCTCGATAGTTCCTTCGATTGTTAAGAACAAGCGACGAACGTTGATTCTGTCAAATGCAGATGACTCTTTCTGTGCAGTCTTGTCACCGAATAGTACGATGCCAGCGCCAGGAGAGAACACTACAGGGTTAATTCTCTTAGGATAGAGAACATCTCTCTGTGCTTGAGATGGGTTGTAAGCAAGTTTAAGTGCATTATTAATTGCACCTCTTTGAGCTCCAGCAGGGGAGAACCAAGGGAATGAATTAATAGATGTTCTTGCCATCAATCCAGCAATGTCTGCGTTTAATGGAATATATCTAAATGTGTTATTGAATCTGTCAAATGTATATTTGTATCCAGAATCAAATACTCCATAAGAAGTAGACTGTAATGTATCGTAGAAAGCAATAATGTTTGAAGTCTGTGTATCTGAGTTAGTTAAACCAACAACTCCAGCTCTGTATGGTGAAATACATGCAACACAATCTTTTCTAGTGGATGCGATACTTAGTAGTTTGTTTGCCTTAGCCTGTGCTTCGTAGATTGAGTTTCCACTTGAAGGACCTTGGATAAGGAAGTTAACTGAATACTCAGCAGGGTTATCAAGAACAGTGTATGACTTGACAACTTCTCCAAGTGAACAGACGAATCTACCATCTCCACCATAATCAGTTCCGTTTGTAAGTGAGTAGATCTTAGGACCAGAACCGTTGAATGTAACGCCCTGAGTTTCTTGTGACCAAACACCACTTTCATCAATAGTGTATCCACTCAACATTGAATGTTTTAGACCGATACCAGTTTGTGCAGCACCAACAAATACGTTGTTAGAGAACTGTGCAATGTAGTCTTTGTAGTAGATATTTGTAGATGGAGATACCTTAGCGTCTGTTGCCTTTGATAATCCTACCCACTTCTCTAAAACGTTTCCAGATGTACCAGTTACTTTACCTGTGTCATCTACAACTACGAGGTGCATCTCGTCATATCTGGAACTTCTACCCTTAGCGTATTCAGATGTAGAAGGACGATCTGCAATTTGACTCCAGTAAACAGTGCTGTTTGTAAGTCCTAGAGTTTGATGATTGTACCAATCAGTAATAGTGTTACCTTCTCTTAGGTAGATTCCACTATCAACACCAGATTTAACAATGAACGCTGTGTTTGCAAATGCAACAGTTGCCTGAGTATCCATGATGACATTAGATAGTCCACCAGTTGTTGCGTAAGAAACAATAGTACCAGAGTAAGTTCCGTTAAGAGACTTAATAGTATCGCCAGGTGCAGACTTAAGTGTGTTGAAGTCAGGTCCGAATGTGATAGTTGTAGAACCAAGACCTATTTCAGCTTGGAACTTAGTTCTTTCAACTGATACTGAGTTACCACTTGTGTTGAAGATCTTCAAACGGTTAGGGTGGTTTACTGATGTGTTAGATGACAAGTTATCGTTGTATATCGCAATGTCATATCCTTGGAAAGATGCAGTGTCTGATCCTTCTTCGTAATCTATTGCACTCCATACATCTGTAGTTACGTTATGTTTTGCAACAACCTTAACATCAACTGATCCTTCGTTAACACCAGTAATAATTCCTTTGATGTAACCTGTTTCAATACCAACAGTACCATCAGAATTTGCAACACTGGTTGAGAATCCAGCAGTAACTGCAAATCCAACAGCTAGTCCATCAGTACCGATTGAAACTCTTTGGTCTGCAATAGAGTCAATAGTGCAAACTTTAAGATCGTTAGCCCATGAGCCAGGTGATCTTGCAGCATATAAGAACTCTTGTGCAAGGTTATTGAAGTTGTTATAGTAATCTTCTTGTGACTTGACAGATAGGTTGGTGATTGCAACACCTACAGGTGCGTTAGCATTGGATAGCATGTTATTGCCACTTCTCAATACTCTCAACACTCCACCGTATGATAAGAATGAAGATGCAGACATCCAATACTCATACTGTCCGTCAGCAGAGTATGGTTTACCAAACGTTTCAAGTAAGTCGGCCTCTGTTTCGATTAAGACTGGTTCATTAACAGGTCCTTTTGCAAAAGGTCCTGCAATAGCTCCAACCTGATCGTTGATACCGTCTATTCTTCCTACGGTTAGGTCTACCTCTCTTACCTTAACGCCTGGAGATACTAGATTAAGCGCCATGTTAGTGTTCCTCGAAGATCTCAGTTGTTTTCTCTGTTATTATTTAGAAATTGCTACTTTTCCACTGGGGAAACGATACATGAACCTCCTACCAATCAGGGTATACGTCTACTTTATTACTTCTTCTTTTAGTTTTAACTCTTTTGATTGTGCAATTCTTACATTCATATGAATATGAAGATGGCTTTTCACCTCTGTTCTTCCTAGTAAGATAGAATCCTTCTGTCAATGAATATGTTTTCCCACACACTCTACATTTTCTCTCGTGCAGAAATAGAACTGGTTCATCTAAGTCCACTACAAGTAATCCCACATATAAGATCTATCGCCATACTCATCCAGATTCCATCTATCTCCAGAACTATCGACAAATGATGATTCTTCTGACAATCCATCATCAATAAATCCGAATGGTGCCATATCTGCCTCTATCTGATCTCTTTGGTCATCATACACTCTCTTTCTTATATCATCGTCTGTCATCTCTTTGAAATAATCTTGCATGACTAACCATGCAAATATCACCAGACACATGGCAAGGTCATCATTACATCCTTCCTCAGCTTCAAATGAGTTTGACTTTTCAATAAAGGTTGTAAGTTCTGCAATGATATTGTAATCTTTGACTATAAGTTTATCTGACTCTATCAGAGTCTTGAGGTTGAGTGATCCTATTTTCTTTACAGTCTTAGACATCTTTACGCCTAACTGTACCTTACTACCAGAGAATCCCTGACCCAATACTTGTCCAGCTCTACCTCTTATTGCAGTCATCAATACATTTTCATATTCCATATCATAGAATAGTATAGACGCAATTTGATCTCCTATATCATTTACCTCACACAGAACGTATGCGTTATTATATGCCTTGGCAAATTCTGCTATGATAGTAGGAAATAACATTGGTCTGATAGTATTATTTCTATATTTTGCAACAACTCTATATGGAAACTCTGTTGTATCAAAGACGATGAAGGCGGAATAATCTTTCTCTACTCCTCTTGCAACGTCTACCGTGATTGAATAATTATGATTTTCTACTGGGTTCTCGTATATCTCCCCACCCCTCTTTCCAGTATTGATAGGTTCATCATACACCATAGTTTTTAACTTAGCTGGTGATATCAATGTATCAACAGATCCTAAGAACTCACACTCAAACTCAACACGGAACTGTGCTTCTGATGTGTTCTTGATGGTCTGTTCTCGCCAAGCATCATCTCTGCCTGGCACTTCTGACCAGTGAACGTCTGTAGTGACGTATTCGTTTCTACCTAGTTCCGCATCATGCCACAGTCGGTAAAAGTGATTCATACCACGAGGGGTAGAAACAATAATTACCTTAGTAGACTTACCAGAACTAATAGTAGGATATACACTACTAAAGAAATCATCTGCTAAATGGTTGGCAACGAACGCAAATTCGTCTAAGAATATGATGTTGAATGACATACCCCGAACGGCAGATGCAGAGGTTGATGCAGCAATGATCTTGGATTTGTTTTCCAATTCCATAGATCCCTTGTTCCATGCAATGATACCCTGTTGCATCCACTTGGGTAAGTTCTCATATGCAATCTGTAATCTACCGAGTAGATCTCTTGCAGTCTGAGCTTTGTTTGCAAGTATACCTATAGTTACACTATCGTTGAAGATGGCATAGTGTAAGAGATATGATACCACAGTCGTTGACTTACCTGACTGTCTAGGCATCTTGCAAATATTAAATCTATTGTTATGGAAATTATTAACTAACTTTTCTTGAAAGTCATACATCTTGAATGGCACTAGACCTTCATCCAAGTTGATGATCTTTACATACTTCTGTGCAAAATATACAGGATCCTGAGCACACTTTAGAAACTCAGATACTTGTTTCTTTGTAAAGTTCTGAGCAACGTTAGCTTTCTTTAGATTAGGATTTCCAAGGTATTGTTCATGACTAGACATAATTTATTAAGAGTCAATTACTAATAGGGGTTTTGTGGGATCTTTATCACTCGCATCAAAGTATAATACTTTACTGCCTGGATATACTTTGTTCAATTCATATTGAACATTCTTCTTCAGTGGTCTTGCCCTTTGTGGGAAGAACATCTGAAGCATCTTAGTCTGACCTCTGAATTGAAAAGTAATAGTATAGGTTGCACCATACTTATTCAACCTTTGCCAGTTGCCTTCTTCTCTGATTGATTTAAAACTTTTCATTTTTTTGAATACAGTTGTCCTTTTCCTCTAATTTTTTTTGCAACGTTTCCAATAGCTTTTAAAGGACGTTCGATTGTCTGTCTGGTTAAAGCAGTTGGTCCAGTTTTCATACCTCTGGTGAATGACCAAGTTGCACCACCTTTCCCTTGCATGAAATCTTTAAGTTGACTCATGTTTCTTGGTAATGCTCCACCTTCAAAATCATCATCAGTTAACTTACTTGGATCTTTACCTTTAGATGCTTGTTTAATGAACTTACCCTGTTGAGCACGATCATCTTGTCGTAAAGTCTTAAAGGAAGCTTGATCCTCATTAGGAATTCTAACATTCCTACCTTTATTATACCAATCTTTCAAAGATTCGTTGAATTGTTGGTAGGTCTTCATTGATTCTCTTTACTGACTTTTTTGAGCATCTTCTGTAGATCAGCAGTGCTACCCACAAATAAAGAATTGTTGGTAACATTTGTAGTGTTCTGCTTAGTATTTACCTCATCTATCTCTTTCATTTTCTTTTGGAGATCCACTAACTTGTCAGCCGTGTCTGCAACATGTTTGATAAGTTGACCAGCAACCTCATATGCTCTTGCAGAATCTGACTGTTGTGCAACATCCAATGCACCGTCAACTGCCTCTTGACCTTTCTCAACTAAAGAATATAATTGAGCTCTACTATATTCATAGTCTTTTGTAAGATCTTCTTTATCTGATTTTACTTTCTTGACAGGTTTGGATACAGGCTCTTTCTTCATGATCTCAGCACCTCTATCCGTTATGTCTAGAGCGTCATCTATAGAATCAAATGTTTCGTCTTCAATCATGTCTCAGCATCCCTTTGTTGACTAGTGCTGTATTGTTGACCATCAGCATAATCTGTGACAGTTTCACCAAATCCAAAATCATCGCCACTCTGTAAGACTTGTTCAATTATTTGAGTGTCGTCTTGAACGTTGATGACATTAATAGGAATGTTGGTGTCATGTGCCATGACTAAACTACCAAACTCACCTCTTCTTACAGTCAACCTGTTTCCAGAGATGGCTCTGATTAACATTTTCTCATCATCTATTTGTATGTAGTCACCCTTAGAGAATGGAGTAGAACTATTTACAGAGAATTCTGTGATGTCAGTTTTGACTATTTCATTTGTTCTAGCTGTATCATCCTTATTGTAATCCTTGACCGCAATAGGAACAGCAGTGTATCTCTGTTGTCTAGATGCAATCTTGAGATTTTCTGTTTCTGTATAGTAATCTGTTTGAACTTTCTTAATGAGTCCGTCAGTACTGTTGTTGATGGGACCGAATAGATATGTCTTGCATACAAAGTTCAGTGTGTATATTAAAGCTCTTCTTGTGAGATAATCGTCTTCATAATTATCCTCCATCTGTATACCTTCTAGAGTGATTGGCATGTCTCTCTTCTCTCCAATCACATCTACTAGGTCTACTGTTAAATTAAATGCTGGTTGAAAGTATGGTAGTATTTGTTCTAGTATTTGTATTGCGTCTTCGTTTAACTTAGATAAGATACTAAGTTGCATATTGATATTGTATGGAACAGGCATAAAAGCCTTGATCATTTTGTTTGTCTTCTTGTTAGTAGACTTGAAAGTCTGCATGGTAGAGACTTTTCTAGTTGAATCATAGTTCATTCCTATGACTTCAAATGACATTCTTGGCAGGGTGAGTGTAGTTCCAATGTTTCTCTCATCCTGATATTCTCTACCCTGAGATACTCTTGCTAAAAATTTCTGCTGAGGTCCATAAGATACTGGAACTTTGACAACACTTACTGTCTTGCCGTTCTTATCTGTATGTTGGATCTCAATGTTATTAAACAAGGTTCCGAAAGACACGATTGTCTTACGAATGATCTCATGATAGAAATGATTTGTTAACATAATATTACCACCTTATGAAACTATTTAGAATTCCCCAAATGGATTTCTTTCTGAGAAGTCTACAACCTCGTCTGCTTCGGTCTCAAAAGTTTCATTTTGAGCAAACGGTATATCAGCAGAAAGGTCATTACCTGTTGATAGAATCCTGTAACTTGCAGCTGCACCAACGATTGTCTCTCCTACAGTAAAGTCACCACTTGCTGCAATAACTTTGAGAATATTATTTGCAGTATCCCAGCTAGATACATATGCACTTGTACCTGTAGATACCTGTGTTACCAACTCATCTACTTCAAACTCACCGAAGAAACTTGATGTCACTGACTCAATACCTACATATGCAGTTGTGTTAGTATAACCAGCACCAGCGTTACTATATCTAATTTCTTTGACTGTACCTGCGGTGCTTACAACGGCTTCTGCTTGTGCGTTCTGTAGTAAAGGTATGGTTTCATTAGACTGTTGTATGTACACAGATGTAATACCGACTGTAGGTGTAAATGTATATCCTCTACCACCAGTCGTGATTCCAATAGGACCTAACACAGCCTCTGATATAACAGCAGTAGCAATAGCAACAGAAATAGGATTTCCCCCAGTGAATGTTACCTGTGGAGGTTCTGTGTATCCAGCGCCAGGATTTGTAATTAGTATTCTATCCACTGACTGATTTGGAACACCAGTTCTACTTGTCATGATAGCAACAGCAGTTGCCTGAGTTCCTATTGCTGGTGATTCGATAGTCATAATAGGGACTGAGGTATATCCCCAACCCTCATAGTTGATAGTTAGTCCTGTTACAACTCTGTTTGCATCAGTTGTTGCAACCACTTGTGGGTGTTCATTATCCATCTTTCGGATAAATGAAGCGTTGCTATTTGTCTGTGCATCAGTCTCTTGTTGTGTTTCGTTCACAGGAACTTGAGTTGCAGTGGTATTTCTTAGTGCATTATCACCAGTCAAGTTGACAGTTAGATGATCTAAGAATCCTTCAAATGATGCAGTTTGACTAGGAATGAATCCAGCACCAGCAGTGTCAGCACCTAATGTGAGAACATCGCCTGCAAAGAACAAGATTGGGTTTGCAGTGTTTAGAGTATTACTTACAGTTCCATTTACTGATATAGTTGCATCAGTATTGTATTGTTCTACTCTGATAAAGTTCCAAGCATTTAGATTGAGTTGTGTGGTGTTCTCTATAGATCCAGAACCAGAAGCAAAGATTATATTACCTGTTTCTCTATAATATATCTTAAATCTATCAGTCCACATAACTGTACCACCATTCACGGCTGGGTCAAACTTAGTGGGATACAACCAGAAACTTAATGATAGTCTACCATTACCAGTGTCTCTTGAGTCTACATTAGTTACGAACTTAAAGTTAGCACCAATTACATCTGTGACTGATGTATGATGTAGTGAATTATTGCCAAATTTAATCTGTGATGATGTGGTTAGGTTTGGTGGAGTGAATGATATAGTAGGAACACTAAGATAATTAGACCCACTACTTGTTAGAGTTACAGTATCAATACCACCTTCTGCAATAGTTACAGTTCCAGTGGCTTGATTACCTTGTTTTGGTTTAAATATCTGGACTGTTGGAGTTCCCAAGTAGTTACCATCATTGAATAGTGGTACACGTTGAACAGATTTTACGCCTGGAACTGTAGATGCAAGAGCCACATATCCCAAAGCATTTTCATTATCATCCTTGTCTAGTTGTAAAGTAATGATATTACCACGAGCGATGATACCATCATCTACATCTTCACCGTTCTTATCGGTCAATCCATCTGGTAGATCAACAACCTCATCCTCAGGCTCAAAGATCTCACATCTGAACTCATACATGAAGAGTTCATTTACTTGGTAGAATGGTACTTTTCTCTCAATATATTTGATTTCAAACAAAGCATTATCTAGAGGTAGATAAATTAGATCACCCTCTTGTGGTGATACAGCACTTGCTCTTGATTCCTCTGGGAACTTGTTTATAAAAGGAGTTATGAAGTCATCATATCTTTCTTTGGATACAACTAAAGTAATTTCATCTTGTTCTCTGACACCAAATTTAGTGAGTACATCAGAAGGAGTTCCAAAACCATCAACGTTTACTAGATACGCTTCCAATCTAAAACTATCATCAAACTTAGAAGCAGTAATTTCTCTAATCACTGTATTCTGATTGATGATCTTTCTAGGTAAATATAGGATATCTTGACCGAACAACTGCAAGTGTTCGTTCACCAAGTCTTGAACTAGTCTTTGTTCACTTGGAGATCCATTTAAAAAGAAGGGTGATAAAGGCATTATCCAACAAAGTCTAGTGGTGGCATTGCATATTCTTGCATTAACTTCTCATCGAGTTTTTCTAACTCCATGACAGCATCATCATATATCTGTCTACCATTTAGTTCTAGTCCTCCAGGCAGTTTTACACCAGTGAACTTAATGAGGTTCTGACCCCATTGACGTTTGATTAGTGAAGTGGTATACTGCTTAAGCCAATGATCGTTATATACATTTGATTCGCTTTGTGGGTCAACCACTCGATAACAATCTATGATTAGAAAATGATTATCAGTGAGTTCTTTTACATTCAAATCTAAGTATAATCTACTATTCTTTTTGTTAAATCTTATTTGAACATCTGGATTGAGCATGTAATCAAGAGTCTCTAAGTATGATTTCACCATACCGTAATTGAGTAAATCAATTGCTCCGTAGTAGTATAAATCATTAAGAAAGATCTGATACTTAAGATTGAACATACCAGCCGATATGGTTGAAGAGTCCATCTTAAATACCTTTTGAACCGCAATGACACTATCAGGTAACGGTAGATAGTTTGCACCTTCTGTGTAATCAATAGAAGTTATGCCACCAAATGTACTTGTTGCAGTGGTTGTTGAAGCAGTTCCGACCATAATGTCTTTTTCTGCTTGTGTAATTTTATGCTTCAAGAAAACTCTATCAATACCTTCACCATGTCTCTCGTGATACAATTGGATGGCATCATCAATCAAATCATCAATTTGATCGTCATCAACATTGATTTCCAGAACTGGCTTTCCGAGTTTCCTAAGAGCGTATTCTTTCAAATCTTCTTTACTACTGGGTTTTGCCACAACCTCTCCACATTAGTTCTCCGAAGTATTTAGTTATATGAAAAAGTATTTTATTGATGAAGAGAAAACCTTTGCAATCAATGAAGAGTTGGGAGCTAGGGTAGAATTGATGGGTTGGCAAGAAACTCCCATAGTTTACATTGACAATTTTTACAAGAATCCAGACAAGGTAAGGAACCTCGCACTCAGATGCCCAGGCACCAACAACCCAAGAGTATGTGGTAATTTGCCTGGTGTAAGAGTCGATATGAACATGAATCTTGATCATATGCACGAAGTTTGGCAACAGATAGGAGAAAATGTATATGGATTGGAAATGGGAGAGATCAAGACATTTAAACAAGCATGCTTGAATGTACCTTTCTCTGTCAACGTAACACAGTCTAATTTCAGAAATAAGACACCACATATAGATTATCCCTTAGAATACGAAACAAGGGGATTTGCTGGTCTTATATACCTCAATAAACCAGAAGAATGTAAGGGTGGTACTGGGTTCTATACATATAAAGGACAGCAAGTTAACCCTGATCAAGATGGGATATGGAGAGAAGAATATGTTTCAGATAGTGTAGGTCCATGGGATTTGATACACCTTGCTGAGATGAAATATAATAGAATGATTATGTATCCAGACCAAATTCTCCACGGTTCATATGACAAACCAGGCTTCTTTGAAGGTGACACTTACCGATTAGTCCAAGTATTTTTTATACCATTACATTTTCCTATATGATTATTCTTACAGGTTATCAAGGTTTTATAGGTCAAGCATTTAAAAAGAGACTTGATCCAGAAAACCTTTACAGAATTGAACAAAGTGGTGCATTTGATTTTTTAAATCAATATGATAAGTGGGATGAAGTAGAGATGATTATACATCAGGGAGCTATATCAAGTACAACAGAAACAGATGTAAATAAGATCCACAAGTATAACGTAGAGTTTTCTATTGCACTATTTGAGAAAGCAATAGAATATTCTATCCCAGTCAAATATGCCTCATCTGCATCTGTGTATGGTAAGATTCATAGTGAGTATGGATATCTAAAAAAAACTATCAATCCATTAAACTTCTATGCACTATCAAAGGCAACTGTAGATTACTGGGTCATGGATAATATGGATAGGTTTGAACAAGTACAAGGATTTAGATACTTCAACGTATATGGAGAAGGCGAAGAACATAAAGGAGATCAAGCAAGTCCAGTAAGTAAGTTCACTTTACAAGCAAAACAAAATAAGATAATTAAAATATTTGAAGATTCTGAATATTCCTTTAGAGATTTTGTGTGGGTAGGAGACGTAGTAGATGTTGTCCTAGATAATACGGCAGGGAGCGGCATCTATGATGTTGGGACTGGCAATCCTATCTCATTTCTTGAGATTGCAGAATTGATTGCCAAAAAAGAAGGGGCGGAGATTGAAGTAATCCCCTTCCCCAAACATCTAGAGGGTAAGTATCAAGAATATACATGTGCAGATACCTCATGGTATTCACATGATTATACTTCTGTATTAGAATACATTGGTATGTCGTAGTTATAATTTATAAAGGCTGTTAGTACATATTTGTCATGGGATATATTTTTATTAGATCCATGTGGAAATATCCAGTTGCATGGGAATAATAATATTTTACCCATCTCGCATTTACATCCAATATTCCAATCAGGAAAGAATGTCTCCCCACCTTCTTCTACATCATTGAGATAGATGATACAACCAAATAATCTTGATATAGTTCCTCCATCGCCTTGATCTACATGTGTTTTAAATATGCCTTCACCTTTAGGATAAACTCTTATTGTATAATCTAATATTGCAAGTTCTGCTGCTGGTAATACTGGTAATTGTTTTCTGTAATTCATATATGCGTCTTGAATTACTTGGGTCATCAAGTTTGCATACTTATGACCAGGCTCAAACATGAATTGAGTACAATTTTTATGATCTTTATTTACTAACTTACCTTTATATTCTCCATTGAGAAAGTGTTCTACTTTACCATCATCATGTTTATCTTCATTTTCCCAAAAATATTTTATCAACTCATCACACTGTTCTTGAGAAAGAACGTTTCTCTCAACATATAACATGTCTGCTATTCTTTCTATCATATCAAATCGCCAGGCATAATCCTATGTGAATCAGTATCCATATGTTCTGTACTAAACTCAAATAGTTCAGTATCTTCTAATGCAAACATACGATGCTTGAGACCAATAGGCACATGAAACTTATCTCCTCTTCTTAGTATTGTTATCTCAGCTTTTTCTATATCGTCATCCCAACCATGATATAATTTTATCTTACCACTTTGTACAAAAAATACTTCGTCTTTTAATTTATGATAGTGCCATGAACACTGTTTATCCTTTGCAATAAACAAAAGTTTACCACAATACTTCTCGCAGTTTGCAATCCATTTTTCATATCCCCATCCCTTCGGCACATACTTTATAGGTTCTGCTGCACGGGCATTACGAGGTCTTCTACTTGGTCCTAAAGAACTCATCAGAATTCACTCCTTTGTCATCAATAAAGAAATCAGCGTGTGGTTTACCTAAGATCAGAGTGTGATATTTACATCCCCAATCACTAAGTTGTTGTTCTGTAAGATCAAATAATAGAGCAGATGCTTTTACGCTTGCATCTGGATCATCACCAAATCGACCCATACCTCTTGCGGTAAAGTAAGTGATATAATGACCTTCATCATACAACTTATTTATGACAGCAATCCGATCCCACCATGGCATTGCCTTGGAGTAATCTCTACCCACAGTAGGACTACAAATAGTTCCATCAATATCAACACAGTATCTCATTTTTGAACTTCCATATAATAAATGTCTTGGTATTGGATACTTTCTATTTTGGCAGTGATTCTAAGTCCAGCTTCTTCAACCATTGGTTTGAATGTATCTACATTAGATCCACCTGAGTGGAGTTGTAAACATATTCTACCACCATCACTTAATCTTGTCGATAGTTGATTAAACATATCTCTATGAGCATCCCATTTTGGATCTAATAAAATTTCTGATAGATGATCATTAAAAATAGGACTACCCATAGCACTTAGAGCTTTTATTGCATCTTCTTCATTTTCAAAATGAGGAGGATTACCTACAACTAAATCTATCTTTTCATCTTCTGGTAATACTGAACAATTATCTGAGTGATATATTTCTGTACGAGGAAAGACTCTTCTATGATATATTTTTTCAGTATCCGACATGTCTATAATTTTGATAAAAGAATTCTCAGAAGTCTTTTTTGCTACAGTTATTGCTGGTTCAAATTTATCTAATAGTGTAAGACGATCACATATATTACAAGCCATCATTCCATAACCTATAAATCCAGGCCCACTACACCACTCCATGATGTGATGAACTCTGCCGTAATATTGATTTACTAAATCCAAATATTCTGAAAAGAAATGATCTCCGCCACCATTTGTTTCTGGTGTGTAAAAAATATCAGATCCATTTACTCTCCAAATATATTCAATATTCGTCATCAGGAACTTCTTCCATCTCTAATTCATGAATCATATCATGAAATACTTCATGTTCTCCAATACGATATAGATGTTTCATCTCGCCATCTTTATCTTTTGACTCTCCCAAATATGCTATGTCTTCACATGTATGTTCTCTCAGCCAAGCTTGTAATCTCAGGTGCATTAAGTCCGCTTTGCTTACCGCTATCTTGTCCATTTCTTGCTCCGTATAGTGATTCTATATCATCCCGATTTAAGTAATAAGCGCCAGGATGTGTTACTGAAATTGCAGCAGCTCTATTTGCTAAATCAATAGACTTCTGCATGTTTTGGGTTTTTAAAAATTCATAGACTAGAGCCGCCATAAAAGTGTCTCCAGCGCCACACACATCAAATACTTTAACTACTTGTGGTAGAAATTTCATACCAGCCCATGTTGCACCACCAGACCCTAAAGTAACTATAAGATGAGTTTCATTAGGTATATGACTTTTATCTAAGAGATCATATTCTTTTTTGTTTATTTTCCAGAATACATTATCTTTTTGAAAAAGTTTACGCTTCTTAGTGTCTACGAATATTGGTCTGTTGATATTGTGACATATGTGCCATAGGTCATCATCACTGATGTATCCTTTGTCATAATCAGAAATAACAACGGCATCAGGATTCATGTGCATCAATCCCATTTTTAGTTCAGCATTTGCAATTCTACCCACTTGTGGAGTTTCATCCAAACGCATCAACTGATAACCACTATTGGTATCTATGAATCTAGTTTTTGTTATTTGTTCTCTTTGAGAGAGTAGAAGAGTGTTAACACCAAATGCTTTGAGATTGACTTCAACATTAGCAGCCATACCAGGCCTTTCTTCTATTGTAGTTTGATCTAGGACAGGAACTGGTTGTTCTGGACTGAGCCTGGTGGTCTCACCGAAGATATACTTATCTGTACACTTATCTCCTATAACAATTACGTTAGGCACGGATCTTATCTATGATGTGAGTTGTTGAATAATTTAATCTTGGAAGAAATCTGACTTCTTTAGCATATTGTATGCCAACGATATCTCCTCCTTTCCAATCATCACCCAGTAATAGTATATCAGGTGAATACAATTCTATCAACCCCTCTAATTCTTTTCTGTCATTGAAGTAAAATACTTCGTCAATATATTTTATCGCTTGTAACATCGAAATTCTGTCACAAAGATTGTTGATGGGCTTAGACGCACCTTTATCTTGACGTATCTTTTCATCTGTATCTGTTGCAACTATGAGTTTATCTCCCAAAGATTTCCCAACTTTGAATAATTCTATGTGGCCTGGGTGTAGGATATCAAATGTTCCGTTACACCATACGATTCTGTTCATTTTAGTGAGTATATGTGTGATAGGTATTCATCATGAGGAATAGAATTTACTCTATTTGCTGGCAAAGTATTATTTACAAAATTTTTAAATCTAGGAAGACAACTCTCATCTTTCTTCCAGTATTCTTTTGAATTAATTTTACCAGTCATCAGTTGCATTAACCAAACTTGCCAATTACTACCATCAAAGAAAGATCCCACCTTGCCATTTTGAAGTGTTTGTCTTGTTGGATCTTGAATCATCTCCTCGTAGTAAAGTTGAGAGGGAGTTTTTCTGTATTTAGATCTTACGAAATCCCAAAACTTACCTTTCCTTCTACAGTATGAATAGTGCATACTAACATAATCAACAGCTGTTTCAAAACTAGATCTCATCTTAGCATTGTAGAAAGGTGGATCTACCTCACGATTATAACAACATCCATAAATTGATTCGTCAAGATACTCTATACCTCTGATCATAAGTGCTAAACCTGTACTTTCTAAAGGTTCAATGAATCCAGCAGAAAGACCAATAGGAACCACATTACCATCCCAAAAACTCTTAGAATATTGAGGTTTCCAATCTAACAATCTCATATCTTCTGGTTTTATTCTGCCATCCCAATGATCAGAAAATGCCTGTGCAACTTCATCTGGATCATTTATATCTTTGTTAAAACAATATCCTGTTCCTATTCTAGATCTGGTAGGAATCTTCCATATCCAACCATGTTCTTGTGCTGGACAGGCAGTATATGGATGTTGTTCACTAATGTCTTTATACTCTACTTTTGCAGCCAAGGCGGAATTTATAAACAATCTATCACTACAATCAACATTTCTTTGTCCTATGAGCATCTGTTTCCAACCTGTGCAATCTATGAATAGATCGCCAGTGATTCTTGACCCATCATCTAACACCAGTTCTTTTATATTTGATCTTGTTATATCATCAGCATTACCATCTCTGTAGATATCTACCACATCAGATTGAATATATTCTTTGAGATAAGGTATTGTATTTTTCTGTAAAAATCCTACGAGTTTACCACAGTCAATTTGGAAAGCATAAGAATCATGTGTGTATTCATTTTCAATTCTATTAGCCATAGAAGAAACATACATTGGAGATATTTTTTTTATATCATACTCATCTTGGTAAGATGACCATATATCATACAATGGTGTTTTAGAATCTCCCACACTCGTAAATGAGAATGGATGCCATATTGTTTGATCTTCTTCACCCCAGCCTGGAAACAATATTCCAGATTTTAATGTTGCATCTATTTCTTTTATCCAATCTGTAGTTTTATATCCCATCATCTTCATCACATTTGGGAAACTTAAAAGAGTTGCTTCACCTACACCAACTCTCTCAGGTTCTGACTTATCAATTACAACCACATCCATTACATTTGCCCATCTACGAGCAAACCAAGATGCAGTAATCCATCCAGCAGTTCCTCCACCAACAATAACTAATCTTTTAATTCTTTTCATTTTAAATTACCAGATATAACACATCTCCCTAAATGATTGCTGGGAGGTACGCAATGTGGAAGATCTTTATCCCATACTATACATATACCTTGATTTATTGGAATCGTCAATGGTTCTTCTTCTTTTGCTTTTGCTGGATCTTTACTAAAGTTCAATGATGAACTACCATCTGGAACCTGTATGTAATAAACAAAAGAATAATTAATATCATCCTCACTACTATGTGTATGCCATTTAATGCCACCACCATCACGATACCAAACTCCCCATATATCTTCTAATGTAGTATCTGTTGTCTCTTCTATCCACTTTATAAATTTTTGAACTGCTCGTGATTCTTCAACTCCTTTTGATATGTGACAATTCTCTGATCTTTCAAGATAACTATCTGGTACAGGAGCTGTAGAGTTAAGAATAGCAGTCATCATTTCACTATTATCTTCTTGATATGGATATGCGTATTCTTTTATTTCTCTCATCAGTTCTTTATTTCGATCATAAGACCGTACTCAGGCAAATATAGGTATTCTATCAAACTATTTGCAAGAGTCCTCAGAGCGTCATCTAGAGTCTCTACAAGAGGTTCTCCGCCTAAGTTGAAGGATGTATTAAAGATTATAGGGCATCCTGTCTTATCATACCAAGTTTTAATTAAATTATAGTAGTGAGGGTTGACATCTTCCGTAACTGTTTGAATTCTACATGTGTCGTCAACGTGAATAATAGCTGGAATCTTTTCTTTGATTCCGTCCTGACATTTAACAGCGTACATCATAAATGGTGTGTCATCCATACCACGAAGATCAAACCAATCATGTACATATTCTTTCAATATTGATCCAGCAAAAGGTCTGAAATACTCACGACGTTTTATTGTGTTAACATGATCCTTTCCCTTTGGATCTCTTGGATCATACATGATGGATCTGTTACCCAATGCACGAGGACCTGATTCTGATTTACCTTGGAACATTGCAACAATATTTTTCTTAGAAATCAAATCAACTGCGTCTTCATGAGTCGCTTCATATATTCTAGTTGCATCATAATAATTTGCAATATCTGTAATATATTCTCTATCATATTCATGTACAGGTCCATAATATAGATCTTTCATCGGTGGGTGGACTTTCATATTCTTACTTACTTTCTGATAGTGCCAGTATGCAGCACCTATAGCTGTTCCAGCATCATTACTTACTGGTTCTACAAATAGATTGATACCTTCATCTTTTAACTGTTCGAGATACCAATAGTTTGCAACACAATTCAATCCATATCCACCAGAGAGAACAACGTTTTTTTCTCCACTCATCTTGACTGCTTTGCGAATCAAATCCAATACCATAGATTGTGATTCTGTTTGGATTGCATATGCTAAATCTCTACGATTATCTAACTGAGTCAGATCTTTAACATCACTCGTATCCATAGGTTCTCTTAGTTCTAAGAATCTACCTTTGTTTACGATTGCACCATTTGGATAGGTGGGTACAATAAGGTCTCTGTTAGTGGTAGCCCAATCACTTCTACCGTCATAGTTTGTATAGATGTCTGGAATCTCACTATTCTCTTTTCCGTATGGGAATAATCCCATAGTCTTACCAGCTTCAATAGGAGCCCAACCACAATACTGTGTCACTGCTTCATAGGCTTTTACGATACCAGCAGAATCATCTAATACTAATTCATGTGTTCCCTCTTCTCCTTCTCTATCAGAAGTAAACTTATCAATTTTTACTGCACCCCAAGGACCTCTACCCCCTTGGTGTTTATATAATGTCTTAAAATTATCTGGATATGCACACTGAATAATAGTTTCCAACTCCCATGTCATTTCTTGTTCTCTATCAATCTCCATAGGGATGAATGTTCCAGCACCATCTACGATGACAGATACCGCACTCTCAAATCCCGATCTAAAGAAGGCACAAGATGAATGAAGTTTATGATGAATATGACTATAATCTACTACTTGTGGATGTTTGTAAATATCTGCTTTACGATCAATCAAACCTAGTTTTCTTGCAAGAGCAGTGTAAATAGGTTCACCTGTAAAATCATTTGATCCAGCCTGATCTAGTGGCTGCGTATGTGCAACCACAAGATAATCAAGTCTATCAGTATAGTCCAGTATCTTGATCATGGATGCCAAAGGACCTCCATCATATTTTTTCCTAGATAATCTTTCTTCTTCAATCGAAAAGACCATCTCTCCATCTTTAAGTAAACAAACACCAGAGTTATGTCCTCTGGCGATTGCTGCAATCCACTGTGTCATATTAAATAGTTTTCTTTTCTATAGTAATTGAGTTATCTTTATCTTTATCTGATTTTAAAAGATTCTTAATTTCAGATTGGAAACCTTTTTTATTTTTTGGTTTTTTCTTAGGTGATGGTGCATCTAAACTAAATGTAGGTTTCGGAGCTCCTGTCATACTAGGAACATTTGATCCTGTTGGAGTCCAAGACGAACTGAAGTTCTGGTTATTAGGAGTGCTAGGTGGACTCATAGATTGCATTGGTGATGCAATTGCTGGTTGTTGATTTGGTGGACAAGATTGTCCTTGCTGCTGTTGTTGTGGAGGAACAAAAGTGCCAGTGTATGTTTTTGGTTTACCTAGTCTCTTCCTACAAGATGCAACAATTTCATCAACTTGTTTCTTACTCAACTCCATCGCTTCATCATTAAAACGATCAACTCTTTCATCCATAGTGATTCGGATTGGTGCATATTCTCTACGACCATTTCCCACATCAAAAATATCAAAATCTTTATGGCCTGGATAACTTATGTTTTCTGGATATGTAGATCCAACAACTACAGTTGCAGTTTTATCAAATGCTCTTGCAATGTGTTGACCCATACTATCACATCCTAAGAAATGATCTGCAATCTCAATAACTGCAGCCCATACTCTCATATCACTTATCTGTGGTCTAGCGATGGGATACTTTTCTTCATTTTCCTCAGTAGCAAAATGATGTTCACTCATTACGATTACCGCATAATCTTTTTTGAGTTGATTAATAATATCGATAGCTCCCATGAGAGAGAAACTTCTTGAAGTTGGATCTGCAATAAACTCTCCCATCTGTTCAACCGATCTTCCGAATGGTTGAACTACAATAACCTTGTCTTTTTTAGTTGTTGCTTTTATTTCTTCAACAATATTATATCCAGCAATAATCTCCATTTTGTTGAGATTAATTGTTGGTTTCGGTAATTCTCTAGGTTCATCTAAACCATTAATTGCAATATCATATGCTTGTGCTAAACTGCACTTCTGATTGTAATAGTCCCATACTCTGTATGGTTCTGGACTCTCGCAGTCTCTGTCTTTGATGTGTTCTTGAAAAAGATTTTTGTGCCAGTGGTCATAAACCTTATCATCTAATGTTGGGTGTCCCTTGAAGAAATCAGTTCCACCTTCACATACGATAATAAAGTCTTCATTGTTCTCTGCATATTTTTCAAATGCAGGGATTGAACTTATAACTCTACCCGCTCCACCATTGATAAAAAACGCCTTCGATCTCATAGTTTTCATAATTCCTATAGTATATAGTCACATAAAAAACACCTGTGCCAGTCTAGGATATTCCTTAAACATAGACCTGTTTAAGGTAGCTCCATGAGTATGACGTGCTTCATATAACACCATTCTATTATATTTCATCTCCATAGTCAACTTTATATCTTTTTTAATGTTGTATCCAAAATCATATGGATGATCTTCTATGAATTTATAGAAGTCTGTACCACCATCACACTCTTCTGGCGTGTTCAGATAAACCAATGCGGCCCACTTGGTATCGATGTTATCTTTATGGTGAGTATTGCAAAAAATAGTTTTACTGAATCTTTCATTTATATCATCATGTGTCGTATGGTTGACCATGAATTTCATATTATCCCACAGATAATTGAACATGCCATCACCGTACTCTAAGTTTGTCCACTCTTCATGTTGGCAGAGTTTACTAAACACTGGTCGAAGATTATCAATCATCTCTTGATTATCTTCCATGACTCTTGATCCTATCAAACCACCACAAACTTCTTTATCTTTTGTCCTCTTACAGGATAGAGCGTAATCTCTTACTTGATCTGGATATTTGTAAAAATCATCTACTACAAAAACTTTTCTCCAGACAAATCCAATATCATTGAATCTAGAATGATCGTAAACCCTGTGTATCACAGGATCTTGATTGTGTACCTCAAACATAACCCCAGACAATAAAAAAAGATCCTCATAAGAGGATCTCGAATTAACTTATATATAAAAGTTTATTTTACATTGCAGTTGGTGGCTTCCATGATTCAACTGTTACAGTTTCATCTTCGGGACCATCTGGTGGATTTGAGAATTCTGGTTCCATTGGGAACATCATGTCAGCAAAGTTAGGATGAACTCCAGCAGCTTGCATTTTGGCTGGAAGATCTCTTAACTGTTGACGATAATTTTTCCACTTTGTTTTAAGTGCATCAGGCATATCTTCTGCAATTTGACCATCACTATTAGCAAGAACATTATTTCTATGTTGTCTAACGTGATCCCAAGTTTTGTCATAGTCAACACCATTCATCTTTTCTCTAGGAGTAAATGCTTGAATTGAAATGTCATCAGGACCAGCAGTACCAGCGTTTGCAACTACGATAGACTCAAAGTTGTAAATGTCATCTGGGAATAGTGTTGAAGAATATGAGAATCTTTCATATCCATCAGCAGTCATGTCTGGAGATCCAGCATGGAATACATCAGATCCAGCACCTCTATCTTCTTCCTTCTCATTGATAACTGGGCCTCTGAGTTGGCAAATAAGTGTGTGTAGATTTGATCTAGCACAGTCTACTTCATACCACTGTACAACGTCTAGTGGTTTTGGACGACCATCTGCGATATCATCCTCTGTTAGAGGACCATATACCTCTTTTCCTTCTGCATTAATTTGCAGAAAAATCTTGTCTGGACCATCATAGGTTTGGTCTCTATACTTTCCATCAGAGAATGAATGGTCTGTTAGAAAGTCGTTCGGCAATGATAATTGCCATCCTTGTGAAATAATTTTTGTTGCCATTTGGATTTCTTCGGGTTTTCTCCTTCGGCACTATTTATAAAAAAAAGAGGGTTATAAACCCTCTAGTAGTCGGAATCTGCAACGCACATCCCTAAACAACGTATTTTATTTGTAGCAGTTCTCTTACAATGTCTGCAAAGAATCTTAGACGTAAGTGATTTTGACAAGCCCTGATCCACCTTGACCACCTTGTCCACAACATCTTCCACAGTAGTTACTGTTTGCACCTTGTCCTCCATGTCCATATGGAACAGTCCAACAACCACAACGCATCCAGCACTGTCTTTGTCCGTAGGAAACACCAAGAGTTCCGATGAATGGAGCACCTGTTGGTCTACCCTCGTTATAGTAGCAGTGACAGTTCCAACCATCAGGTCTGTATGAGTTACCACCGTGGTTGCCCATTCCGAAGTCTCCTCCGTGAGCGCCAGGTTGCATACAACAAGTATGGAATTGTGAATAACAGTTTGCAGACCAGTCACCAGTTGCACAACCTCTAACACCACCTAAGGCACAGAATCCTGAGAGGTTATATCCATTTACATAAGAGTTGCATCCGCAACACCCTGTACACTCTCTAGAACAACAACGGTAAACACCACCAGCACATACGGTATATGAACAACCACCAGTAGTCGAAATAGTTTTTGTATTGTAGTATCCACCACCAGCACCGTGCCAGTTTTGACATCTGTTACATGAACATGCACCATGTCCATTTCCTCCAGCACCCCAGATTTCCCAAGTGATTCTTGTCACTCCACTAGGAACTTGCCAGTTACAACAGCAGCCAGGTGTACAATAGCATGGATGACCATACACCCATTTTACACACCAGTTTGAGAATGTACCAGATTGAACCGCAGAGCTAGGGATAGTCGTATCCGTGATCTGAGAGTTATCAATCTTTTTATAACTTGAATAAGAAGCCATTTCTTTCCCTTAGAAGTATGTAATTTTGACGAGACCGCCACCGCCAGTACCGCCTTGTCCACAGCACCTACCACAATATGTAGACATTGCGTTCTGTCCACCGTGGCCATAGGGAACGATCCAGCAACCACAACGAATCCAGCAATTTCGGATAGACTGTGATACTTGAGTACCAATTAGAGGTGCAGAAGCGGGTCTATGAGCATAGTGATAACAGTGACACCAACCTCGGTAAGTATCGTGTCTTGATACGTTCCATACACCAGCGTGATCACCCATTCCAAAGTCTCCACCGTTTGTTGAAGGACCTCTACAACAGGTATTGACAGATGTACAACCAGTTGACCAACTTGGGTTAGCGTTTGCACGACATCCACCGATAGCACAGAAGTTTGATAGGTTATATCCGTTCACATAAGATGAACAACCTATACAACCATAACATTCTCTAGATAGACATCTGTAAACTCCAGCAGCACATACACGATACTGACAACCACCAGTGGTCGTAATCATTTTGGAGTTATAATATCCTCCACCAGCACTTGAATAGTGTTGACATCTGTTACATGAACATGCACCAGTACCGTTTCCACCAGCACCCCAAGCCTGAATCCACATATTCTGAACTCCAGAAGGCACTGTCCAGTTGCAACAGCAACCAGGCGAACAACGACACATGATACCATAAACCCACTTTACGCCGTAGGTACAGTTAGGTGATTGACTAAAACTAGATGCCCCTAAGACATTAGATAATAGTTGATCTCCATGTATCTTTTTGTATGATGAATAATTAGCCATTTACTATCCTAGACGTAAGTAATTCGTACGACACCAGAGCCGCCTTGACCGCCCTGTCCGCAACAACGACCACAGTATGTAGTCATAGCACCTTGGCCACCAGTTGCATAAGGAGCAGTCCAACAACCGCAACGTGACCAACACTGTTCCATTTGAGTTTCAACTTGGTTTGTTGATAAGAATGGAGCACCTGATGATTCTCCACTTGCAACCGCACCAGTACAGTGACAGTTCCAGTGACCTGACCAACCCTTTTGGTGAGGAGACATTGCAAAATCTCCACCCCATGTTCCAGGCGATACACAGCAGAAAGTTCTAGAACTACATCTTCTAGACCAGTCTGGGTTTGCACAACCTCTTGCACCACCTTGAGCACAGAAGTTACTTAAGTTGTGACCGTTAACGTATGAAGAACATCCATTACATCCATTACACTCTCTTGAACAACAACGATAAACTCCACCAGCACATACACGATACTGACAACCAGGCGTTGTGCTGATTGTTTTAGTATTGTATGTTCCCCCAGCAGCAGATTGATAGTGCTGACATCTATTACATGAACAATGTCCGTGTCCATTACCGCCTGCACCCCATAATTCAAATGTTAGTTTCTCTACACCTGATGGAACTGTCCAGAGGCAACAACATCCAGGCGTACAATAGCATGGATGGCCGTAGAACATCTTCACGCAATATCGTGGAGCCACACCAGCTTCTAACTTATCAGGGTGAATGTTCCCTGAGAGAATCTGGTCTGAATGTATTTTTCTGTATGATCTATATGAGGCCATTTATGATCCTAAAATTTGCGTTGTAAAAATATCATTATGTAAAGGATCTCAAATTAGATGGAGAAGATTCTCCAACCGTATGTTGAACCAGAATAGCAAAGACTAAATGCAGCACCTTCAGTGTTAACTGTTAAGTTAGCATTGTCACCTTGGATTGGTCTACCATTCCTTGAAACGACTAGTGCGTTAGAGTCAAATGTCTTACCAACATCATAGAATGTAATTGTTGCACCTAAGTCAGGAGATGCAGGGAGTGTTGCAGTAACCTGTCCACCACCAGTGTTAACGAAGTATACAAGTCCAGATGCAGCACTGAAACTGGAACTAACTGTACTGTATTCTTGAACACCTGGCTGAATCCATAGTGAACCGTTGTAGTACTCAAGAGCACCAATGGTTGAGTTGAATCTTAAACAACCTGTGTTGAACTCTTCGTCAACACCGCCAGGTCTTTGAGCAGTTGTACCTACAGGAGGTGTCATTGCCTTAGTACCCATCTTCGCACGAGTTAAGAAACCTCTAACCGCAAATTCAGTAGGACAAGCAGTGTTTGAGTTACCAGCGAGTGACTCATCAGAGGAGAACTCGTTGATCGCCTCACCGACCTGACCACCAATCGCACCAAGTCTCAATTCTGTCAAACCAGAAAGGTTGAACGCAGAAGCATCCAATGTAGCACGACCAGTCAACTGGTCAACGGAGAAGAAGTCTCCAACTCTGAAGTTACCACCTTGGTCGGTAGATACGAAGAACACCTTACCAGGCCCGAATACGTTAGTTTCTTGACCTTGGATAACGTTCGCCAAGTTGACGTTTGGATATCCAGTTTCGGTCTTGTTACCAGTACCAACTGCGAGGAAGTCATGTCCTGTTAGTCTTGCCTGTGAGAACAGTGTTCTGAT